AAAACAGATTTGACAGATTCCCAAATCAAAGAAAAATTGTCCGCGCTTGAATCTTTGATCCGGGCGCGGACAAATAACAATTTCCAAAAGAGAAACCGCCGTTGTGCTGCCGATGTTGAAAACGGGGCTTTTTTCTTTGATTTACCGATTTTCAAAGAAGGGGACACAATCGAAATTTCAGAATCCAAATATAACAATGGTTTGTATGTTGTCGGAGATTATGAAGACACGGATTTGGTTGATGAAATCGGAGTTATTGCGACAAAGATTTATTATCCGCCGGATGTTCAAATGGGAGTTATTGATTGCTTGAAATGGATTTTGAAAAATGAACTTCAAAACAGCGGCGATAAAACGCAAGCGCCTATTTCTTCCGAAACCATTTCCCGGCATTCCGTGAGCTATGCGAGTGATTCAACGGAATCCGATATTGATTCCACGCTTGGAGTTCCCCGCAAGCTTACGGCGTTTTTAATCCCGTATGTTAAAGCGAGGTTTTGAGCATGAAAGCAATAGGCGGAAATATTGTTGCAGAACTTCAAATTAAAGACAGATTCACAAAAAACGCCATTGGGGAAAAGATTCAAAATTGGAAGCCCGTTAATACTCTTACGGGCTTTCTTGATTATCAAGCGGGCGATTCACAATATCAAAATTATAGTTCTAAGATTCAAGAATCGACACACGTTTTTATTTGTGATTATGTGGAGCTTGACAGCGCCGTTAAAGCGGAAAATTCCCGGATGATTATTAAAGATGAAAGATATGATGTTTTGTTGATTGATGATCCTATGGAGCTTCATTATCAGCTTGAAATCTATCTAAAATATACGGGTGGTCAATAATGGCGGATATTGAATTTCAAAATAATTCAATGGAAGTTAAAGCCGCTCTGGACGAAGCTGTTCTAAAATTTCTTTATGAAGCTTCCGGGGAATTAGTTTCCCAAACACAAAGAAACACGCCCGTTCAAACGGGACAGTTGAAGGGATCGTGGGACTATAAAATTGATGAATCAAAAGGCGAAGCCACGATAGGAAGTCCGCTTGAAAATGCCATTTGGAACGAATTTGGAACCGGACAATATGCGTTGCATGGGGACGGAAGAAAAACGCCGTGGGCTTATCAAGATATTAAAGGACAATGGCATTATACACACGGAAAACGCCCACGAAGAAGTTTACAACACGCTTGGGACGGAACAAAAGGTAAATTGCAAAGCAGACTTGCAGCAATCTTAAAAGGGGAATTAGGATCATGACAAGTGAAGTATTAGGCTTTATTTCTTCTAAGCTTGAAGAAATCGGAATTGAATATGAATTCATGGAGTGGACAAGTGATCCCGTTCCGGAAGCTTACTTTGTCGGTGAATATTCCGAATCCCCGTCAACGGATGAAAGCGGCTTGCAAGAAACAACTTTTATTCTTACCGGAACGGCGCGGAAATGGATTTTGCTTGAAGAAGCGAAATCACAAATTGAAAAGTTATTTTCAAAAGTAACAGGATTAACGGCAATTCTTGAAAATCATTCGGGAATTGCCGTTTTTTATGATTCAGCTTTTCCCGTTCCAACGGGGGACGCGGAATTAAAAAGAATTCAAATTAATTTGACAGTTAAAGAATGGAGTGTGAATTAATATGGCACTTGGCGACGAATTCAAATCTTCCGGTATTACGCAGAACACGCCAAAAACTGTAATGCTTGGCGCGGGTACGATTCACAAGGGTTTGACGTTTGGTGAAGGTAAGTGGAACTTTGAAGAATCCCTTATTTGTGCTACTTCCGGCGGTTCTAAGCTTACTATTACGCCGGAATTTTACGATGTTCCCGTAGACGGCGCACTTGTTAAGGTTAAGGGCCTTACGGTTAAGGTTGGCGAAACCGCCACGCTTGAAATCAATCCTATTGAGCTTACGGGCGAAATTCTGAAAATGGCCCTTATTGGGGATGAAAAGGCAAGCGAAACCGCAACGGGCTATAACGAGATTACGAGCCGCGCCCGCATTAAGGAAGGGGATTATTTGGAGCATATGGGCTATGTTGGCAAGACGATTGACGGAACGCCGATTGTCATTGTTTTTGATTATGCCCTTTGTACTTCCGGCCTTGAACTTGAAGGAAAGAACAAGGAAGCAGCCGTTCCCGCTTTCACTTTTGAATGTATGGCCGATCTTACGCCGGAAGCGGACACTTTACCTTGGCATATCTACTATCCTACGCCCGCAGCTTAATAGAAAGGAATTGAACAATCATGGAATATACTTTCAGACAGCTTACAAGTAAAGATATTTTTCCTATGTCCAAAATCATTTCCAAAATCGGAATTAAAGAGTTCAAGGAATGCTTTGAAAGTGATGCAGTAAAAGCACTTGTTAAGAAAGCCGGAAAAGACAAGGAAGCCGATACAAGCGCGGTTGGATTTACGATTGTGATTGATATTGCCGGGGTTATTCTTTCTCATTTGCCGGATTGCGAAAAGGATATTTTTAATTTCCTTGCGAGTGTTACCGGGCTTAAAGTTTCCGAAATCGAAAATGCTTCAATGGCGGATTTTGCGGAAATGATTATTGAGCTTGTAAAGAAAGAGGATTTCAAGGATTTTATTGGGGTTGTTTCAAGATTGTTCAAGTAGGAGATTTGAAATTTATGGACTTGCTATTTTCCAAATATGCAAGTCCATTTATTTTATTGGATGAAATGATTTCTTGCGGGAGATTCTTTGATTTTGTTCTTGAATTCATAGATTTTGAGAATGAAAGACAAGAATATGAATTTTGGCTACATAGGGTTTTTGATAAATCTTTTGATGAATTCAAAAAAGCTATTGAGCCGAAAAAAGAAGTTCCCGTTGAAAATCTTGAAACAACGATTAAAGATTCAAAAGATATTCTTTCAAGTTTTGTTCCCGGTTAGGGGGTAAACTATGGAACTATTTAAACTTTTTGGCACGATTGCGATTAACAATGATGAAGCGAACGATGCCATTGATGATACCGCCGGAAAAGGTGAAGAAGCAGAAAGCAGACTTTCAAAAGCATTTGGAAAGATTGCGGCGGCGGTTGCGGCGGCTTTTGCCATTGATAAAATTATCAGTTTCGGCAAAGAAGTTGTGAATATGGCGGCGGAAGTTTCCGCCGAAGTTTCCGCATTTGAACAAATCATGGGCGATTATTCCGATGAAGCAAGCGCAAAGGTTGCTAAAATTGCGGAAGCTACCGGAATGGTAGATACACGATTAACGCCCTATATGACTTCCATGACCGCAAAATTTAAGGGCCTTGGATATGATGTTGAAGATGCTACCGATTATGCAGCGCGTGGATTGAATCTTGCAGCGGATGCGGCGGCTTTTTGGGATAAATCGCTTGATGAATCTATGTCCCATTTGAACAGCTTTATTAACGGTTCTTATGAGGGCGGTGAAGCAATCGGCCTTTTTGCAAATGATACACAAATGGCCGCTTATGCAGTTGAACAAGGTATTGTTTCCGAAACTAAAGCATGGGCGGAATTGGACGAAGCAACAAAACAGGCCACGCGCTTACAGTATGCGGAAAATATGTTTGAAATGTCCGGTGCTACTGGACAGGCTGCAAAAGAAGCGGATCAATACGCGAATGTTCAAGCAAATTTAACTGAAAAATGGCGGCAATTTAAAGCCCAAATCGGTGAACCATTGCTTCAAAATGTTGTTCTTCCGGCAATGGAAAAGCTTTCCGGGATTGTGGATATTGCAAGTCAAAAATTTGAAGAATTGAAAACATGGATTTCCGAAAATCAAACGACAATTCAAGTTTTAATCGGAGTTATTGCGGGGCTTACCGCCGGAATTATTGCTTATAATGCCGTTTTAATGGCTATGGAAGTCAAAACAAAAGCAGCAGCAGCGGCGCAATGGTTATTGAATGCCGCGCAAAATGCAAATCCAATTGGATTGATTATTTCAGCAATCGCCGCACTTGTCGCAGCTTTCATTTATCTTTGGAACAATAGTGAAGAATTCAGAAACTTTTGGATTGGACTATGGGAAAAAATCAAATCAGCAGCTTTAGCAGTTGCGGAATGGTTTTCTTCAACTTGGCAAGCTGTTTCTGATTGGTTTGTTAATCTTTGGAACGGAATTAAAGAAACCGTTTCTACCGTATGGGAAGGAATTAAAAATGCCGTTCGTATTGGATTAGAAATTATTGGTTCTTTGATTTCGGCAGCATGGCAAATTATTACTTTGCCTTTCCGGTTCATTTGGGAGAATTGCAAAGAATATGTTTTTGCAGCTTGGGAATGGATCAAAGAAAAAGTTTCCACGGCAATTAATGTTGTAAGTGACATTATTACAACGGTTTGGACAGCAGTTTCCGGATTCTTTTCTACAATTTGGAACGGAATTAAAAATACAGTTGGCGGGGCTTGGGATTGGATCAGTGAAAAAGTTTCCACGGCGATTAACAAAATTAAAAGCATTGTAACAACGGTGTTCAATGCTGTTAAATCCGTTGTTACAACAGTTTGGAATGCAATTAAAAACGCTATTTCTGTTCCGATTAATGCGGCGAAAAGCCTTGTTTCAAGCGTTGTAAATGGAATTAAATCAACTGTTTCAAGCGTGTTTAACGGAGTCAAATCAAGCGTTACAACTGTTTGGGATGGAATTAAAAACGCAATTAAAAAACCGATTGAAGCGGCCCGCGATCTTGTAAAAGGTGCAATTGACAAGATAAAAGGGTTTTTCGATTTTGATTTCAAATGGCCCAAATTGAAAATGCCCCATTTTGGAATTAGCCCGTCCGGATGGAAAATTGGTGATTTGTTAAAAGGATCAATTCCGAAGCTTTCCATTGAATGGTACGCAAAGGCTATGAATAATCCTATGATTATGACCCGTCCGACACTGTTCGGATATAATTCAAACGGTGAATTAATGGCGGGTGGTGAAGCAGGGCCGGAGGTTGTTTCCGGTGTTAATACTCTAATGGGAATGATTCGTTCCAATATTAGAAACGAAATCAGCGGAACGGAGCAGCGGCTTGAAACGTTAATTTCAATGCTTGCGGAGTATATGCCGGAGCTTGTCAGCAATAGCAGCAAACAGATTGTTCTTAATAATGGCGTTCTTGTCGGGGAACTTGCTTCCGGAATGGATTCAAGGCTTGGCGAAATCAACAGATTAAGGGAAAGGGGACGTTAAAAAATGAAAATCAAAGGCGTTAAATTTGGCGATTATCATTCTTGGCGGGACTTTTCCCTTATTCTTGGAGAAAAAACAATCGGAGCCGCCGAAACAAAAACACAAAGCGTTGAAATACCGGGAGCGGATGGCGTTCTTGATATTACTGAATATTTCGGGGATATAAATTATAAAAATAGGCTGCTATCTTTTAAGTTTTCGACAATTGTTAGGCAGCAAGAATTTTTAAATCTGTTTTCTAAAATTCAAAATGCGATCCACGGAAAGAAAATCCGGATTATCCTTGACGATGATCCGGATTTTTATTATGTGGGCCGTGTTTCTGTTTCAGCATGGAAAGCAAATAAAAATATTGGGGAACTAACAATTGATTGCGATTGTGAGCCGTTCAAATACAAAATGTATGAAACGATCATAACGGAAGATATTAACGGAACAAAAGAGATTGTTTTAAACAACTTGCGGCGGCGTGTAAATCCGGTGATTAAAACAAGCGCGGAAATGAATATTATTTTTCAAAATAATAGTTATAGAGTTTCCGCCGGAACTTGGACTTTCCCGGAAATTTATTTGACAGCGGGAAAGAATTTTTTAACTGTTTCGGGAACAGGAACAATAGAAATCAAATATCAAGAAGGGGGGCTGTAAATGTATAAAGTTTATTCGGATAACTATTTGTTATATGATCCGGAAATTGAAACTTTGAAGATTTTCAGCCCCAAACTTGATGTTGAATTGAATAAAACCGGAAGCTTTGATTTTTTGATTCATCCGGAACACCCTTATTTTGATAAACTTGAAAAATTAAAATCAATTATTACAGTTTATCAAGACGGTTATTTAATTTTCCGGGGAAGAATCTTAAACGATGCACAAGGATTTTATAACGAAAAGCAAGTTTCTTGTGAAGGGGAACTTGCTTTTCTTTGTGATTCCATTCAAAGGCCGTGGGATTTCATGAGCGGTGACAAGCATACTACCGTTGAAGAATTATTCACGTTTTTTATTGAAAATCACAATTCCCAAGTTGATTCTGATAGACAATTCAAAGTTGGAAGAATAACGGTTGTCGATCCAAACAATTATATTGTTCGTTCCGATTCCACTTATTTAAATACCTGGGATTCTATTAATAAAAAATTGATAGAAACTAACGGGGGATATTTACAAGTTCGGCATGAAGAAGACGGAAATTATATTGATTATCTTGATGATTTCGATGTGATTTCAAATCAAACAATCGAATTTGCAAAAAATCTTTTAGACTTTGACAAGATCATGAAGGGGGAAGATATTGCAACGGCTATCATTCCCCTTGGAGCAAAAGAAGAATCCGAAACAGAAACTTCTTCCGAAAAAAGGCTTACAATTTCAGATTTGGAAGATGAAGAAGCGGACGATATTTGTAAAAAAGGCGATTATGTTTATTCAAAAGAAGCCGTTAAAAAATACGGATGGATTTTCAAAACTCAAACATGGGACGATGTTACACAAGCTATAAATCTTTTGAGAAAAGGGAAAGAATATCTTTCAACTTCAATCAATCAATCCGTAACAATCGAATTGAGCGGCTTTGATTTGGCGGCTTTGAACAAGGATATTTCCGGGTTCAAACTTGGAACTTATATCAAAGTTTATACGAAGCCCCACGGAATAGATTCAACTTTTCTTGTAAAAAAGCTTTCTATTGAATTGACAAATCCGACAAGCAATAAATTAACGCTTGGAACAACGTATTTGACTTTTACGGAGCAAACAACGAATTCAAGCAATTCAACAAGCAATCTGATACAAAAAGTTGAAAACGTTGAATCAAATTTGGGAATTACAAATGACGCAATTATTGAATTGCAAGAGCAAACAAGTTCCCAAATTTCGCAAACAGCAACGGAAATTATTAAAACTGTTTCGGAAGATTATTATTTAAAATCGGATGCGGAAGAATTAGTTGAATCTATCAATACAAAGTTCACACAAACAAATGATTCTTTTGAATTTCAGTTTAACGAATTTTGGAAAGAAATAGAGGATGTTCAAGCCGGAACGGATGCGCAATTTCAAGAGATTACAAAATATATTCGTTTTGAAAATGGAAATATCATTCTTGGAGAAGAAGGAAACAAGCTAACTTTGCGGATTGAGAATGATAGAATTTCATTTTTGGAGAATAACGCGGAAATTGCATATTGGCAAAACCGGAAATTTTACGCCGTGGACGGTGAATTTTTAAGTTCTTTGAAGCTTGGAAATTTCGCTTTTATTCCCCGGCAAAACGGAAATTTGTCATTTAAGAAGGTGACTTAATGGCGACAAGCGGAACTTATACAACTACAATTCGGACGGGTTATCAGATAAAACTTGTTTGGGAAGTTACAAGCCAAAATGTAACAAACAATACTTCCGCCGTTACAGTTAAAGCGCAGCTTGTTTCAACAGGAAGTTCTTACACGATCAATTCAAGCGCAACGAAATCCGGCACGTTAAAAATTAACGGAACAAGCTATTCATTCACTTTTAATGCGTCTCTTTCCGGAAATCAGACAAAAACAATTGTAACAAAATCCGTTACCGTTTCACACAATGCGGACGGAACAAAATCTTGTGCTTTTGAGGTAAACGCCGGAATCAATGTTACACTTTCCGGAACTTACTATGGAACAGTTACCGCAAAAGGAACGGGAACTTTCAATACCATTCCAAGGGCTTCAAAACCGTCTCTAAGCGCTTCAAGCGTTGAAATGGGTAAATCCCTTACCATTACCACAAATCGCGCCACAAGCGCTTTTACGCACGTTCTAAGCTATTCTTTCGGTAGCTTGTCCGGAACGATTGCTTCAAACGTTGGCGCGTCTTATGCGTGGACTGTTCCCCTTTCCCTTGCAAACGCAATTCCAAGCGCTACAAGCGGAAGCGGAACAATCACTTGTAAGACTTATAACGGATCAACTTTGATTGGTACGACTTCCGTTAGCTTCAAAGCAACGGTTCCGGCTTCCGTTGTCCCGTCAATTTCAAGCGTTGCAATTTCGGAAGCAGTTTCCGGAATTGCGGCGAAATTTGGCGGATATGTTCAACATCAATCGAAATTGAAAGTTGCAATCACGGCGGCGGGAGCTTACAAAAGCACTGTTACAAAATATCAAACTGTTATTCAATCCGTAACTTATTCCGGTGCTTCTTTCACTTCAAATATTATTACCGCAAGTGGAACAATGGCGGTTAAAACAACGGTTACAGATTCACGCGGAAGAACAGCCACGGTTACAAATAACGTTTCTGTTCTTGCCTATGCGCTTCCTAAAATCACAACGTTTAACGCTTTCCGATGTGACGCGAACGGGAATGAAGATACAGACGGAACAAGGGTAAAAGTTGAACTTAACTTTTCAATTTCCAGTGTAAACAACAAAAATGATAAATATTATGAAGTTGTTTATAGAAAGAAAGATTCTAATGAATCATGGGGCGCTATTGCTTCCGGAAATATCTATTCCAGAAATGAAAGCTTTGTTTCCGGATCATATTTTAATGTTGATTATGCCTATGAATTAGCATTGCAGCTCTACGATTATTTTAGCGGTTCACGGGCGGAACTTGATATTCCAACGGCTTTCACTTTAATAGATTTTAAAGCAAACGGAAAAGGAATTGCTTTTGGAAAAGTTGCGGAAACGGACAATTTACTTGATATTGATTTCCCGATTTTGGCGCGTAGGGGCGTAAGCTATGAACCGATTGAAGCGGGAACAAATTTGAACGATATAACCGCGCCGGGGTTCTATGGGAGCGCAAGCGCCGGATCAGCTAATTTTGTAAATTGCCCGTTTTCTTCCGGAACTTTCACGCTTGAAGTCATGGATGCCGGAATGGAAGGGCAGCTTTACCAACGAATAACTTCTTGTTCCAAGGATTCAAGTATAAGTTATGAACGCTTTTATTATTCTAATGCTTGGGGAGATTGGAAGAAGATAAAAGATTTTGACGGGGCTTTGCTTTGGTCGGGCGCGTGGTATATGAACGCAAGCCAAACAGCCACGTTATCACAAAAAGTTAGCGATCAGCCGAACGGAATTGTTCTTGTGTTTTCCCGGTATTCAAGCGGACAGGCCCAAAATTATCATTGGCGAACGTTTTTCATTCCAAAATATATGGTGGCAAATCACGCTTCCCAAGGGTTTTCATTTTTAATGAACGATGTAACTTTCAGTTATATTTGCAGCAAATATTTATATATCCATGATGATAAAATAGGCGGCAATGATAATAACGTATCAACCGGAACAGCAAACGGGATCACTTATGCAAATAACGCTTGTGTTTTGCGTTATGTAATAGGAGTTTAAAAATGAAAGGGGATTCAAAAAATGTTCACTAAGAAATGGTTTAAGGCGGCAGCAATCCGCGCAATTAAGACGGTTGCACAGACGGCAATTGCAACGATTGGAACGGCGGCGGTAATGTCTTCCGTTGATTGGATGATGGTTCTTTCCGCTTCTGTTCTTGCGGGCGTTCTTTCCTTGCTTACGAGCGTTGCCGGGCTTCCGGAAGTGAAAGAAGGGGATTAAATGTCCCCGGACACAACGATTAGTGTTTCTTTGATTCTTTCAGTTATTTCTTGCGTTGGTGTGATTGTTGCAATAATCAGCACGTTCAAGAAAGACAATGAATCACGAACAAATGAAAAGCTTGATATTGAAAAGAATTTCGTAAAGGTTAATGTAAAACTTGATAACTTTTGTGATTCTATTAATGCGCTTGTAAAGCAAAATGAAAAGGCAACGGACGAAATAAGATATATCCGGGATCACCTTGTTAGAAACGAAGAAAATATTGAAATGCTTTTTCGTTATCATGACGATCATGAAGAACGGATTAAACGATTGGAGGACAAAAACAAGTGAGCTTCAAGGGAATTGATGTTTCAGCTTGGCAGGGCCGTCCAGATTGGAAAAAAGTAAAAGAAAGCGGAATTGAATTTGCAATTTTGCGGGCCGGATATGGGAAAAATCATGTTGACGGATCATTTCATTATAACGCAAAGGCTTGTAATGAAATCGGGCTTCCTATTGGTGTTTATTGGTTTTCTTATGCGTTGAATGTGGATGAAGCAAAGAGGGAAGCGGATTATGTTTGTAATGCAATCGAAGATTATAAAATTGAATATCCGGTGTGCTTTGATTATGAATATGATTCCATTAACAATGCTAAGAAGAACGGTGTAATTCCCGATTATGCATTGATTCAAGCAATGGCGGAAGCGTTCTTAAAGCGAGTGGAAGAACGCGGCTATTATGCTATGAATTATTCAAATCTTGATTTCTTGAATCACGGTTTTGAAAAATTAACTTCAAGATTTGATACTTGGCTTGCGCAATGGTCTTCCAAGCCAAGCCGGGAATGCGGAATTTGGCAGTATTCCGACAAAGGTTCTATTCCTGGGATTGCTGGGAATGTTGATTTGAATATTGCTTATAAAGATTATCCCGCAATTATCGCCGGAAAAACTAAGGAAGAAAAGCCAAAAAAGAAAACTATTAAAGAGCTTGCGGAAGAAGTTATTGCGGGAAAATGGGGAAACGGTGAGGATCGAAAAGCCCGTTTGACCGCCGCCGGATATAATTATAATTCGGTTCAAAAGAAAGTTAATGAATTGCTTGCAGCAAAAGAACAGAAAGTTGAATATTATACCGTTCGTTTTGGCGATACGCTTTCCGCTATTGCGAAAAAGTACGGGACAACTTATCAAAAGATTGCAGCGGATAACGGGATTAAGAATCCGAATAAAATTTATATCGGGCAAAAATTGAAGATCGTT